AAGCCCTATTCCGTCCGAATATCTTCCTACTTTATAATCTGGATGTTCTTCCATTTTGACTATAAAGTAATCATATACTCTGTCTTCTTGTCCTTCGGTGGAAGGTCTTTTCAAAACTTTAGAAAAGCTATCTACACCCCTTATAACAATCCCGTAAGGTTTATATTCTTTAATGAACTGACTTACGTCTTGAGCTACTGTTCCAAGAAGTTTACTGTACTCAACAATAGAGTACGTTACGTTAATGTCTTTAAAGCTGTTTCCGTTAACTTGAAAATCTACTTCATAGACATCTGATCCGGCTGAAATAAACCCTACAATGATTTGGTTTCCCTGGTCATCATTAAAAGGTTGAGTTTCATATTCGGCCGTTTGTCCTCGACCTATTTTAAAAGATGTTCTAAAAGGTTTACTATCAAAAATCTCTTTTAGATCTTCTTCTAGTAAGATTCTTATTAACTGTCTTCTAAGGTTAGGTTGAGTATAACTCATTTTGCGCTATCAAGTACTTTCTGTACTTCGGCTTTTACTTTATCCCAGTGCACCGGTCCGTTTTCATCGGCATAGGATACCGGATCCGGACGTCCTAGTTTAATAAAGGCTTCAACTCTTTCTACCGAAGAAGCTGATTTATAATCGGAATACCACATGCCAAGGTGCTGGATAGGTTTGTATGAGGTATTAGTCATTCTATACACTCTATCAAAATCTAAACCTAATTTTTCACAACATGCTAGCCCGTCTTCCAAGATGCTAAATTTATCTCCTTCTAAGTACGGAGTGTAAAATTTAACTCTTTCGGCATCCCAATTTCCGGATACGAAAGCCTGGTGGTCAATATCTCTGAACTCCTGACGGCAGTCCGGGTAGATGGCGTGGTCGCCGGCGTGTATGCCAAGGCTGATAAAGACATCTTGTTCGGCTTGGTTGGCAATCGACAGAGCAATAGCCTGGACGATAGAGCTGAAGATTTTATTCCGGTTCGGAACTACCGTCTGCTTCATGTTCTCTTCTTTATAGTGACCTTCCGGGACTTCTCCTCCTCCGGTAACCAGAGTCGAGTTCAATAACTGGGGTAGTCCGTCAAGCTTGATAACCTGATATTTTACATCTAGGTTGTTTTCGTTGAGGTATTTAACCAGGCTTTGGGCCCGTTCTAGTTCTACCCGGTGCTTTTGGCCGTAATCGAAAGATACGGCAGTAACATCGTAACCGTTTGCAAGCAAGTGCAGTAGAAGCGTGGACGAATCCATCCCCCCGCTTAAAGATAGTACGGCGTATTTTTTATCTGACATTTGAATATAACTTAACGTTTATATAAGGGCGGTATTATTTTATACAACGATTAGCCCACAAACCGTTTTTTAATTTACGAGTTATCCGGTTCCGGATCAACTCCTAGCATCCTATGTAGGTACTCTATACTTTCCGAAGGCCCTACATAACCTCCGTATTTTCTGTACAACTTACGTAGGTAAGGATCTTTCAACTCTTGTTTAAGTTGTTCAAGTTCGGGAAGATACTTAAGGACGTAACTCATCTTTAACTTTGGTGTTACCTTGTTGATATTTCGGCCAGTACGGACAATGACGACATTTACTCCCGCAGCAATAACCTCTTTTCAAATGGTAGGCTTCGGTAAATACGGTCTTTCCGTCTTCAATATAACTATATTTAATTCCAGTATCCGACATCTTTTGAAAAATGTTTTATGTCTTTTCTTAAGTATTTATAAAAATTTACAACTAGGTACTTAATCATATTAAAGTATCCCATTTTTTCTAATCTTCTATTATCCTGTCCAATGTATCTGTCTAAAGTTTTAAATTCCTTAGGAGTAAAATTCTGTGAGAATAGAAAATCTTCTGATGTATTTGTGTTTTCGTTAAACATATTATGAAGAAAAAATCTTTCTCTATCCACAAAAAAGTATGCTCCAATAGCAAAAGGATATTTTAAAGAAAGAAATCTATGTACATAGTTATATTTCCAGTATAAGACTTTTCCTACATAACTATTAGAATAATTTTTCAACTTACAAGTTATAAGAGGGTATCCGTTCAAGCTGTTAATATAAGATTGTATTAAAATATCGTTTGAAAATAGTTTAACATCGGCATCAATAAAGCAAATATAAGGAGTTTTTACTAGTTTTGCTCCATTATTTCTGCCTTCACTTACTGTTCCTCCTGCAATAACTCTTATTTTTAAAAATGGGTATTGTTTTTTCTTTTCTTTAATTACTTCTAATGTCTTATCTGTACTACCTGCGTCGGCAATCAGAATTCTGGTATTTTTTATAAAGAGTTGACCTGAAAGGTCATCAAGTAAATTACCTATATAATCTTGTTCATTCTTACAAGGTATTACGATAGTTAGGGCTTTTGATAACATATGAGCTCCATTTCTCCGGTTTCCGTTTGTATAATGTATGAGTTATTTTCTATCCAATCTCCGCAATTAAGGTAATGAATACCTTCTAGGATTTTGTTATCAGGTTTATGTATATGTCCACAAATAACACCTTTACAGTTTCTAATCCTAGCCTGTCTAATTAACTCATCTTCAAACTTAGTAATAAACTTGACTGCTTCTTTAACTTTTTCTTTTACGTACTTACTTAAAGAGACTTTAACTCCTAATTTTTTCATCCATCTGTCGATATTGATAGCAAGTTCATATCCAGAAGCTCCTAGCTTACCAAGCCACTGAAGTTTAACAACTCCGTCGTATTTATCTCCGTGTATAATTAAATAACCATCGTAGATAAATTCGTCAGCTATTATAATATTTCCAAAATCGAAATCTACGTAAGATCTTAGAAACTCATCATGATTACCGGTTATGTAAATAACTTTGGTCTTCTTTTTACTTAGTTTTAAAATTTTTTGAACTAAGTTTGTATGCGATTGAGGCCAGTAATGTTTCTTTTGTAAAAGCCATCCGTCAATAAAATCTCCTACAATAAACAAATATTCAGTCTCAACTTCTTTTAACAGTTCAAGTACTTTTTTATCATTACTTCCTCTAGAACCTAGGTGAACATCTGATATAAAGAGTGCTTTTACTTTCATCTATATAAATAGAGTCTTACTCTAAGTTACCTGAAGCTTTAAAAAATTTCATAGCTACTTCGTTAAAGGCGTTGTTCGAGGATGCTGCCATCAGTTCCATCTCCACTTCTCCTTCGATGTCGATCCGGCCGTTGTTGGTATCGATCTTGGCGTTGTATGTCATACCGTCCCGGCCGTATCGGTTCTTCATCATATGGATTCGGCCGGTACCTAGGACTTTATCTTCTTTTTTCCGGGATAAGGATAGGCAGATGTCGGCAACCATCATCTTATCATATGATCCGGCTGCTTTGTCTCCTTCGATGACATCGTCTTTGGCTCCCATTCGGTTAACTTGGGATGGAGTCAGAACCGGAATCTTAAGCTCTTTGGCCAGAGCCTTGGCCCCGATAAACACGTCATCGATTTCATCTTTCCTTTCGGCATACTTCCGGGATGGAGCCTTCAAGTAATCTACGTAATCGATGATCACCAGATCCGGCTTATGTCCCATGTCCGTACATCTCTGTAGGTGAGATTTGATCGTAGAGATGGTGGCCGATTTCGGGGGGTACTCTTTTACGATCAGGTTTCCTTTCAGCCGTTCCATAGTTTTCTGGACCTCCGGACGATGCTTGTTGATCTCGTCGATGCTGTATCCGGTGTAGTAGCAGTCAAATCTCTTTCCTACGTAATCTTCTCCGAGTTCCAGGGTATAGTAGTTTACGTTATATCCTAGGGTTACGGCATGGGCGGCGGCGGCTACCATCGTCCAGGACTTTCCTCCTCCCGGTGATCCGAATACGATGCATAGGTCTCCGGGTCCCCACCCGCCTTGGATCTCTTTGTTCAGGACCGGCCATGGGGTTGGGATCGTAGGACGGTAGTCTTGACGATATCTTGTTTCGATATCTTTGTTGTATTCGTGGCCTAGGTTTTTATCCATCCCGGCCTTCATGGCATGTTCGATGCGGGAGCGGATGGCGTCGTAATCGCCGGTGTTAAGAAGGTCGGCCGACTCTAGGAGGGCTTTTTTAAGCTCTTGGTTTTTACAAAACTTTGAGAACTCTTCCTGAACATACTCGATATCTTCCTGAGATGCTTCGTAGGAGTTTCTAAGCTCTTCTTTAATGGCTACTTTCAGGACATCGTTTTCAATCTTTTGAAGCTCGACTTTGAGAACTTCTAGGGTAATGTTTGTGTGAAACTTATCGAAGTATTCGATAAGAGATTTTATAATCCATTTGTGAGCATCAGAGTCAAAGTATTCCGGGCTTAATGTATCTCTTACGTCGAGTATAAATTTTTTGTCTGTGAGTAGAGAACCAATAACCTTTAACTGAAAACCTTTACCGAAACTTGATAACTTTGATAGCGTTGTCATTTAATTTTAACTGTGGTGAGTGTTCTAAATGTTTCTAACCATCCTTCAACATTATTTGCAATAGACTCTATTCGATCGTTCTCTAAATATCGAATGAAAGGATTCACGTGCAGGTTTGTGTTCGGATGCTTTATATCTTCTAATATAGCGTTTTTTTCTTCCAGAGTCAACCTTGGATTTCCGATATTCATAAGTTCGTAGTTTCTCTGAATCTTATCCCATTCGTATATAATGTTTGCGTAAAGTTTCTTTCTTTTTTCTAGATTTGCTTCACATATCTGATATACATAATTCAGCTCTTTGCCGGGGGTAGTTTCAAGCTCGGGGAACTCTTTGACTAAAGATTTCATTCCTACGCCTTTGACTCCGGCCAGGTTATCCGAGTTATCTCCCATGATGGCTTTTGCAATCAGGTAGTTGGTCGGATGGATGCCTAAGATCTCTTGGATGTTGTGGACGTCCTGAAGCTGACGTTTGATCGGAGAGTAGATGTTGATCCCGGGTCGGATAATCTGAAGAAAGTCTTTATCCGACGATACGATGGTGATTCGGGAACCTTGGCTGGCCTTCTCTTGGGCTATAAACGAGATGATGTCATCGGCTTCAATCTTATCGTACTTTAAGATGGTCACCGGCAGGCACTCAAGGTAATCCATAAGCCGGTCGATCTGATCGGTCATCGATTGAGTCTCTTCCTGACGGGTGTCGAACATCCCCCAGTTCGTTATCTTCAGATGCTCTCGTTGGGCCTTGTAGTTCGGGTCTATGTTTTTCCGGTTCATCGACGATCCTTTTCCGTCGAAGATACAGATGATCCGGGTGGGGTCCAGGGTCCGGGTTAGATAGCCTAAGGATCGAAGAAACCCTAGGAGACCACCAACATGGTAGCCTCCCGGGTTCATGGATTTAAGCGTAACAAAGCTTCTGATAAATGTATTCAGAGAGTCGACCAGCAGGATATGATCGTCGGCTTTCGGAGGTGGTTTTTCCTGGAGGTTGTTTAAAATGTCCAGGTATTTATTCATCCGTTAGTCCTATATCTGCTAGATTCTCTTCCATATCTCCTTCTTCGATCAGGTCAAAGTCCACAGATCCTAGGATGTTTAGCCAGTGATCTTTGTGCTGGTTCTTGTAGTTTTCGATCGCTTTCGGAGTATCTTCGATAAACCCGTGCTGGGTCATAACAATCTTACCTCGGGTGGTTACCCCTGAAATGTGATTCTTTTCAACCTGGATGTTTGTTCTCTTGGCAAACTCGACCTGCTTTCCGGCTTTGATGGCCTTGATCTTGCTGGTTCCGGGGTTGGTGATGTTACCGAAGGTAAAAACCATCGTCGCATCATACCACATTGCCATACCGCCTTTGTTCTGTAGCTTGGGCTGTCCCATCGGGGATTCAGGTTTCATCGTCCACACCTTGTTGATAGCAACCAGGGTGTTTGTATATTTCGAACCTTCCTTCCGTGATAGCAAGATCTTCTGATTGAGATTGTTTCCGAACTGAGTTGACATTGCTCCGGCGTTCCATTCGTTGTTATTTTTGTTCGAACGGACGGAAAGTTCGCAAGGTACTGATCCGATACTATCCCAAAAGAAGCACATATCATAAGGTAGGTTGCCTTTGGCCTGCTCGTCCATAAGATCGGCTATGAACACGGCTACATCTTCGATGGTGTTCAGACGGCCACGGTCGGCGTACAGAAAGAAGCCTTTGTAGTCGACCGTGTTTCCTTTTTCGTCGACTACGGACTCAAACTCCAGACCCATCTCTCGGGCATGCTCCCAGGACCATTTCATCTCGGTGATAATGAATACCGGCAAGATGCCCATCATCTGGGCGTTAACGGCCGCCTCCAACAACGCCGTTGTCTTGCCGGTATCTGAATGTCCCCGGAGGAGGGTAATATGACCGGTAGGGATTCCCGGGAGGGAGGTAACTTCTTGGAAGGCCGGCGAAAGCGGAATCCATTCCTGATTTTTAAACTTTACCGAGTTCCCGGAGAATCCTTTCTTCAGTTTAAAAGTATCTAGGCTGAAATTACCTTTGACGATACCTTCTGCTTTTTCTTTGGTTTGAGATTTGGCCATAATCAGT